CCATGTACGACACTCTGTCGGACATTCAAGGGGTGTGCAACGCGGCTATCCGTTCGCTTGTAAATAACATGGCGATTGCCTCTGGCCCACAGGTGGTAGTCAATGTAGATCGGCTGCCAGCCGGAGAAGACATAACGTCGTTGCATCCGTGGAAGATTTGGCAGGTCAATGACTCGCAGTTCGGTAACAACTCGTTGCGGCCGGTCGACTTCTTCCAGCCGACGACAAACGTGCAAGACCTGCTGACGGTGCTCGACAGGTTCTACGCCTTGGCGGACGACTTCTCGCTGATCCCACGGTACATGGCAGGGTCTGATCGGGTAAGTGGTCCAGCTCGCACAGCGTCGGGACTATCTATGCTGCTCGATGCTGCGAACAAAGGCATCAAGTCTGTCGTTCAGACGATCGACTCGCACATCATGACGCCACTCTTGCAGCAGCTCTTCACCCACAACATGATCTATTCCGACGACGAGAATATCAAGGGCGATTCCAAGGTGGTTGCTCGCGGGGTGGCCAGCCTCATGCAGCTCGAAACTTTGCGCATGCGCCGTAACGAGTTCTTGCAGATTACCGCCAATCCGATCGACAGCCAGATTGTCGGAGTCGAAGGGCGCGCTGCCATTTTGCGCGAGATTGCTAAGACGCTGGGCATGGACGTCAATAAGATCGTGCCGCCGAATAAGGTTGCAGGCTTGCAAACGGAGCCGCAGCAAAACCCAATGCAAGCCCCAGCGCCGTCGAATGAGGCACTGCCTGATGCTCCGGGTACTCCGACAATGGATGTGGCTAGCCCATCCGCCATTTCTAGCGTAGGGGTTTGATTATGCGACGACCCGATCCGAATGAGCTGCGGCAACTAAAATCGTTGCGCAATTACCCGGCGGTACTTGACTATTTGCGAAAAGTGGAAGAAGATTACATCGACCAATTGATTTCCTGCACGGACATTGTTACCATTCATCAAGTGCAGGGTGCTTTGAGCACGATTCGCACTCTGGTTTCTTTCATCACGACTGAGGACTAAAGATGGCTATTCCTGAACAAGTGCGGCGGCAGCGGGAACAAGCTGAGGCGATTATGGCCCAGCAAATGTCCGCACAGTCGGCCGAAGTCTCCATTGGCCCCGTAGAACGCCCGGACGAAATGCCAACCGATAGCCAGAACTTGGCTGCGGATATGCAATCGCCGGATTCTACGAACGATGTTCCGTCCCCTAATCAAGAGCCTTCGCAACCTGAACTTGCTGGTCTTTCTGATCCGATGGCCGAGCAATTGCAAGCCATTCGTGCTGAGCTGGAAAAATCCGAGCAGCGTTTCCGTACGCTCCAAGGGATGATTCGCGCCAAGGACGAAGAGATTAAGCGGCTTGAGCTGTTACTGTCGCAAATGGCGGAAGCACACAAGCCTGATACTCCATCCGCGCCCGCGCAGGATTCGTTCGACGACACCGAAGATCGTCAGGAATTTGGCAGCGAGTTCGTCGATATGGTCTATCGCGCCATTGACCGCAAGATTGCCAAGTTGCAAGAGCGTTTGGGGACTACGGAACGTGTGGCCAAGGAAGCTGCAGTCGTTACCCAGCAGACCCAGCAAGAGCGGTTCTTTGCAGCATTGGCGCAGCGGGTACCGGATTGGCGAGAGATTGACAGCTCGCCAGAGTTCATCGAGTGGCTACAGTCCAGTCGTGCGCGCGTGTCCCTCGTGAAAGAGGGCATGGCGAATTTTGATGTCGACGCGATCGCGGACATTTTCGAGCAATACAAGGCTTTGACCGGCAAAGGGCAGACGCAAGCTACTGCAGAACCAGCCAGGAACCTTGAGCGGAAAGTGGCCCCTTCGCGCGGCAAGAGTCCGACGCCGCCAGCCTCTACTGAAAAGAGGATTTGGACGCGATCGGAAATTGCCCAGGTTTTCCGCGATAGGCGGAAGTATTCTCAAAAAGAGTTCGACGCGCTGCAACGTGAAATCTTCAGCGCTCAGCGCGAAGGCCGCGTCGATTTCACCCGATAAGGAGTAGATCATGTCTTTTCCACGTAATCCTGTCGCCCCCAACCCTGCGTACCCTAACGCGAATGGGGCATACCCCAACTATTCCGGTGTGTTCATCCCGGAAATTTGGTCGACCAAGATCATCGAGAAGTACTACGATGCCACGGTCTTGTCGCAGATCACCAACACCGATTATGAAGGTGAAATTTCCAGCTACGGCGACAAGGTGATCATCCGTACGATGCCCACCATCTCCATCCGGGATTACCAGATTGGAGAGCCGCTGCAGACCGACTTCCCGACCGCGACGACGATCGAGCTGTTGATCGACAAGGGTAAGTACTGGCAAGCCGCTATCGACGATGTGGTTGCCAAGCAGCAGGACATCAACCAGATGGACCTCTGGACCCGCGATGCTGCCGAGCAATTGAAGATCGTACTCGATACGGAAGTGCTGGCGTACATGCCTGCTAATGCTGCTCCTGCCAACCAGGGCGCTAATGCCGGGCGTGTCTCTGGCAACATCAACCTTGGCACCCCATCTGCTGCGGTTGCGGTTGACCGTAACACGATCCTCGACCTGATTCTGTACATGGGCCAAGCGCTCGATGAGCAGAATGTGCCGGAAGATGGGCGGTTCCTCGTCATGCCGTTCTGGGCGACGACGCTGCTCAAGCTCTCCGACATCCGTCAAGTCGACATCACCGGCGACACTACGTCCCCCCTGCGCAACGGCATGGTCGGGATGATCGACCGCTTTACCATCTACAACTCCAACCTGCTGCCGATCAACACCAGCGGCACTGGTGATTGGCGTTCGGTGATTCTTGCTGGGCATCGCTACGCGACGACGTTCGCTACGCAGCTCACTAAGACCGAGACCATCCGCTCCGAGCGGACTTTCGGCGACCTCATTCGTGGCCTCGTAGTGTATGGCTACAAGGTCATCAAGCCGGAAGCGCTTGCGGTTGCCTACATCAAGTGATGGCATTGCGCCGACAAGTGGTGTAACATAGGGGGCGCAAGCCCCCTATTTTTTGGAGACAATCATGAAGATGCTCAGGGATAATAGCGGACGCCTTTTCCTCTATTCGGATACCTTGTTGAAGATGGGTTCCTTCGAGGTCGTCGAAGTCGATCAAGAAACGAGAAAGGTGGTTCCTGCAGAACAGGTGGCTGAGCCTGACAAACCCGCAAAGACTTCTACTGCGTCAACTGCTACCCAAACCCGTAAACCTCGTCGACCGGAAGTAGCTGCGGTGTCGGAGGTAGTAAAGCCTTCCAAGCCAAGCACTGATGACTACAACATTGCCGACATCCTCGCAGACGTCTAAGGACTAAGCCATGCTGGTTGATGACCTCCTTTCTCATGTGCGCACGGAAGTACTCAGGGATCAGCAGCAGCCCTACCTGTTTTCGGACGATGCCTTAGTTAGGTATCTCAACGAGGGCCTCAAGCAGCTTGCCAGGAAGACACACTATTTCACTGATGAATTTGATCTCTACACTTCCGCGGGCGAGAAAGGATATGATGTGCCAGAAGGCACCATCTCAGTCACTCAGGTGTTCATGCCTGAACGTAAGTTCTACCTGTTGCAGTACAACCGGCGGATGAAATTCCGTGTTTGGAGCGGGAGCCCTGGGGCGTATTCTACGGACGCGGCGCAGCAGCGGATCGTCCTACATCCAATCCCGGATCAGGTATATCACCTCGTTGTTTCGCGGGCATATGTGCCGGATGCAGTGGATGTCGGGGATGATATTCCTCTGCCAGAAGAGTACGCGATGGCTATTTCTGATTGGATGGCTTACCGGGCTTTGCGAAACAACGATGCGGATGGGTCCAATGTGCTCAATGCCGACCTGTTCATGAGGTCTTGGTACGAGGCGCTGCGGGACCTCAAACGCGAGACGATTCGGTTTTTGGCGGGCGATAGCCCTAGCGCGCAGCCCCGCCGTTGGTCCTAAGGAGAGCAGCCATGCCTGTCATGCCAGATGGCTCTTACCAGTATGGTGATACGACGATCCAAAAAACCACCGTCGATGGAACTCCGACGCTGACGGGGATTGGCTCACCGCCGCCTGCGCCTGCGACGGGCATGGCTCAAGGTCCGAACACTGCCTCTTTGCAATCGCAGGTCCCACAGTTTGCGCAGCAATACCAGTCAATGGCGTCGGGGATGCCAGAGTCTGTGCGCTCTACGATCCAGCAGTACATGCCAGATTACCGCAACCTGCCGCAACCTAGCATGTTCAGCCCTCAGTCGTACTGGGATAGCCGCTCGCAGGAAGCTCAAGAGCTACGCAGCATGATCCAGCGCGGCTTGACGACGAGCATGCCTGGTCAGCGCCTGACTGCAGACGGGCTCAGTATTCTGATGGGGCGGCTGAACGAGCTAGATCGCGGCAACGTTGAAATGAACCGCGAATGGATGGGGCAGACTGGCGCACTATCTCGCACGGCGCTACAAGATCAAGGTGCGCTCGTTCGTACGCTGGCCGATCGCCAGCTTGCTGGTCAAGGCGTTATTGCCGCAGAAGGTATGCGCGGCACGATGGGTCTGCTAAGCCAGCAGCAAGGCGCTCTGCTCGGGGATTACACGGGCGAAAATCAGTTGCGTCAAGCGCAGAGGCAGTACTACGACGTGCAGGCGCAAGCCAACCGGCCGGAAATTCTGATTCCGCCTCCGACGGACCTACTTGGCAATCCGCTACCCCCGACCGACCCTCAGGCGAGGAAGATCAACGTCGCGAATAGCGTGCTCCTGAACACCATCACGCAGTCGCAAGGTAACATCCCTGCCGCTGCTAATACGCTCAGTGCGCAGTCGGCAATCTACGCTACTGCTATGGACATGCTAAGCCGCGCGGTCGACCCGAAGAACAAGGACGAGGCGCAGTTCTTGAACGCCCTGCAAGAGCGCGCAGAAGTGGCTAACTTGGCGCTCGGTCGTTTGACAAGTGTGTATGGGCCAGAAGTGCTTGCCTCAACGCAGGTCGATCCAGCGCGGGTGCGGGAATCTGCGGCCAGAGCAGTATATGACATGCTCGGCTATGGCCAAGGAAAGTTGAGCGCCAAGACGTTGAATAGGCTGAATCAGGTGCTCGGCCAGCCCCCGCAGGGCTACGCGGATGGCGGCGTCGTTACTCCTCCCCCGTCGGCACTCGGTATGCCTGTTGCTACCGCCCCGGGCACTCCTGCGCCGGTGAATCTGGATGTGATGCAGCGGTATCAGCAATATGTCGCGCTGGCGCAGAAGATGGGCTTGCCGCCAGTATCTATCGATGAGTTCTTGACTTCGACCGCTGGTGCTGGTGCGGGGGCTCAACCCATGCCAGGGGCGCAACCGACGCCGCCGATGCCCCAAATGCAACCTCAGGCTGGTGCGGCCGTACCGGGTAACCCAATCACCAGCGCTTTACAGCAGTTTGCCGATGGCGGGCTTGTCGGAGGCCCGCAGCTCGATGGTAAGCTCGTCGTCGATCCAAACCCCGCGTCGGGACGTGATAGTATTCCTGCCGTGATCGACGGCATGCACCCGGCGAGGTTGGACAGCGGCGAAATGGTCATCCCCCGCGATGTGGTGATGTACTACGGCACGAAAACACTCCAGCAGATGATCGATAAAGCACGAGGTGCTAGCAATGGCGAACGGCAACAATGACCCCTACGATCCTGGGCTGCTGTCTCAGACGTATCTCTCTGCTGGGTACCACCCCATATCTGCGCAACCAATCAACCCTTCTGCTATAACGGCTGGAGATCAGGCTCCGGGCGAATGGAGTACGTTTTGGCAAGGCGCAAAACAAGGTGCAGGGGGCGTTGCCCAGGCCGCTGCAGGTCTAGGGACGATCTCTGGAATAAGGCCTGCAGAAGATCTTTACCGCAGCATTGGCGAGTGGAATCAGGCCCAGGTAGAAGGGATGTCGCCTGCTGCTAGGGAGATGCTTCAGCAATCGGAAGGTGGCTTTGGAAGCGCCCTGAAAGCAGCCGTGACGCACCCGACGAGCGCGCTGGCTTATTACGGCGGTCAAGTAGTGGGAAGTACGTTGGCTACGCTTCCAGCGTTGATTGCGATGCCTTCGATCGGGGCTGGTGGAGCCGTAGCTGCGGGAGTAGGCACTCTCGGCAGAGCAGCTCTTGGGCTGGCAGGGAAAAAAGTCACACAGGAAGCCGCAGAGCAAGTCGCCAACGTTGCAGTGAAAAACGCCCTCATCCAAGGTACGCTTACCGCAGGCCAGGCCGCAGGTGATACGGCGATGGAAAACCCCGACAGTACCGTTGGCCAACGGTTGGGCGCTGCTGCAATCGGAGGAACTATTGGGGGCGCGGCTTCTCTCGTGCTCGGCGCGGTAGTCCCTCAGTTTAGCCCCGAATTGTGGCTGCTGTCCAAAGTATCTCCGAAGGCGGCTAAGGCCGATGGCGCGGCGCTACGGCAGGCTGTCTCGATGGGTTCGATCCCGGTTACGTTCGAGCAGGCCAAATCATTTCCGCGAATGCTTCTCGCGCGGGGGGCATCGGGGGCGTCTGCCGGACTTGGTGGTGCTGCATTCAATGCGCTCGAAGAAGGTTTCCAAAACGTCGGTGCCGTACTTGGGCAAACCACGGCCTTGGGCAACACGTCATGGGATAAGCTCGCCATCGCGTTCGAGCAGGGCGCAGTAGCCGGGGCTATCGGTGGTGGCGCGTTCAGCGGTGTTCGTGGATTCACCGCGCCCAAACAGATCGTCGGAGGAACGGAGCAAACGGCAGTCGGAGGTGAGAGACAGGCACAGACAGTACCGCCACCACAGGAACAAGTGACTACGCAGCCTGCTCCACAGATTCCGCCAGAGGCACACAATATCGTCAAAGATCTCGTCGGGACGCTCCCTGACGTTACGCCGGAATTGCAGCAGAAGATCGTCGATACGATTGCGACAAGGGTCCCGCCCACAATGGATACGCCCGTAACAGCGCATCAGTTCGTCGACACGCTGGCAAAAACCGCAGGTATGGAGCCGGAGAAGGTCGTTGCAGACTTCTTCGTGCGGGCGATGGATGCGACTCCGACGGCAGATTCCTACCGCACAATGCTTTCCACGCTGTTCAAGGATGTATCGGATTTCCAGTTGCCTCAAGTCAGTGCTCAGGACTTCGCTACTGGTAAGGCGGCAGACGTTATCGGAGAGTCTGCGAACGCTGTGTCCAAACGCTTGGCACAACTGGAACGCCAGAGCAACCTAATCAAGCGGACGCTCTCTTTGCAATCAGAAACGGCAGACAGAGACGCTATCCGGTCGCTGATTGCCAAGCGTGATGAGTTGCAGCAGCGCATCGACGTGCTGACCACCGGAGCCAAAGGGCTTGAACTTGTGAAGAAGGGCGCATCGGAGGTCATCGACTCCACTGTCTCGACCGCGCAAGAAACTGCGCGCCAGCTAGGTGACTTCTTCAGCGGGAAACAACCGATTCAGCAAGAAGCCGTGCAAGCGCTTACGCCGGATGCGACGCAGAAAGTCTTGACAACTATGGCGGCAGACCCGGCCTATGTGCCACCGAAAAAGCAAGCAGCGGTCAGCAAAGTACTTACATCTGTGGTATCCGATGCGGCTGCGCTGACAACCCCTGAGGGGCTATCGAAGTTCGCAGAATCGTTCGGTAAGCTGACAGGCATCTCCGACAAGGGGCAGGCGCTGCAAAAGACGACGGACTTTTTCGTCGAGCACGCAGCCGATCCGACATCTCCCATCTTCCAGGAATCGCGGCGCATCGTTTCGGCAATGCTAGGGCTGCCAGCCGATTCACTTCCTGTCAAGGGATCGCTGGAACCCACGTTCCAGACGCTGGCAAAACATGTGACCGATTATGTGCAGCAATACGCAAGCGTGCTGGACGCGGCTAAGCGAATCAAGAATGCCGAGCACCCGGCGGCAAAAGCATTCCTGTCGGATGTACGTAATCTTGACCGCATGTCTCGCAATGCCGCTCCTATTGTTGACAGCATAATGCGTTCATTCGCCAAGATGACGAAAGCAGAGCGGGATAGAGCTGCTGAGCTTGCTACGCCTAAAGAAGTTGTTCAGCAGCCTGCACAGGCGCAAGAGGCAGTACTACAACCCACGCAAGTTGCGCTGTCGGCGGCGGGCGGGCAGGTGCCGGAGCAAAGTGGCGTGGTCCGCGTGATCTACCGGGGGACCAACGATTCGGGCGAGCGCATCTCGGGCGGCATTGCGGAGGGCACGCTGTTCGCCGCGGCCGACGAGGCGACCGCCAGAAACTACGCCGGTACCGGCGGCAAGATTGAGCGGATTGGTGTCAAGCAAGACGCCAAGGTGCTTGTCGAGGGGACCAAGGAGTTCGCCCAAGTAACGGGCCGCAGGCGCGGCAAGCTGATCGACACGATGCGCAAGGGTGAAAACCTCAAGACAGCGGCCGACGATGCCGCTGCCAAAGCGCGTGCTGCGGGGTACGACGCGCTTGAGTTCACATCACTCAAAGACCTCGGCATCGCGATCTTCAACGAGGACAAGTTCGTGCGCGATTATTCGCCGTCGCAGCAGCTCAACCAATCCCCCGCGCCCACCGCAGCCCAGGCCACCCCGGCTCCCCAGGAGGAATCGTTAGTCAAGCCTGTTTATCTACGAGACCGCATTCAGCGAATGATTGATAATGGAGTAATAACTACATCAGAGCCGTCACTACCGCGTAACGTGGCAGAACAAATTGCTAAAGAACATGGTTGGTTGCCCACACTGCAAAGTATCGGCACGATTCAAGAAATGTATAAAGACATAAGAAGCGAGATTAATGGGCAGTTCCGCCTAATAGAAGCGCGCATCCAGCAGATGATCTCTGACGGGACGATCCCTAAATCGGCTGCAATCCTTCGACGATCGCTGGCGGAACAAATCGCCCAAGAGCATGGCATCCCACAGACGCCGGAGAATATCGCACGAATCCAGCAAACGTTCAAAGACCTCAAAGCCGCAGCGAAGGGCAAATCCCCAAAGTCCGAATCCTCGACTGACCAAGGTGCTCGCGCAGCGGTCGGGGATCAAGCTTTTGTCGCGCGAGACCCGAAGGCCCACGCCGTAGAAATCAGCCGTGCTGCAGAGCAGCTCACGCAAAACTGGAAAGCGCCGGTAGAGATCAACGTCGTCCATCCCGACACTGCCTTGGATCGGCTGCCGTCGGAGGTGCTAGACCTTCGGGATTCCTTGCAAGCCCGTGGTGCTGATGCCGCGGCGGTGTATCACAAAGGGAAAATCTACGTCTTTTCCGACGCAATCCGCGACCCGGAGCACTTGGCGCAGGTGCTGGCGCACGAAGGTGCTGGCCACTTTGGTTTGCGTGCCGTCCTTGGCAACGATGCCCAGTTCAACGCGGTGCTCGACGAGATTGCCGCGACCCGTAGGAGCGACCTTGCTCCCATAGCACAGCTCTATGGTCTCGACCTGAACAAGCCCGACCAAGCACGCATCGCGGCGGAAGAGTACATCGCTCGCATGGCCGAAAGCCTGCCATCTATGGGGTGGGGGCGGCGCGTACTGTCCTACATCAGGGCGCTGTGGGCGTCGATCACAGGCCGCCAATGGACGGACGACCAGATTATCCAGCACCTGCTGATCCCGGCACAGACCGCACTTTTGTCGCAGCGTGTCGAGAGTGATCCAGAGTTGTCCGATGCCGTCCGCGCGATGGCTACTACCACGAAGGACATCGCCTTTACTCCTGCAGAAGACTGGAACCGTCTACGCGACGCCCGTGTAGCCCTGTCGCAAGGGCTGACAAAGATCGTGGATCAGTTGTCCTTCACATCCAGGTTACTTGACACGCTGCAACAGAAACTGCCCAGCGCGCAGAAATTGCGCGAGGTGTTTGCGACTCGCCAGGCGATCCGTGGTACGTGGGAACGTGTGCGTCAAGAGGTTGGGATGCTGGCCGCCTCTTTGGACAATGACCAGCTCCAGGCTGCTGCAAAAGCCTTGATCCACTATTCTTCGACCCGCACGCTTCCTGGTGTGCTAGACACTCCGACGAGGATCGCATACGACGGGCAAGGCGACGTGATCGAGGTGGGCCACGCGCAAGACATCAAGATCGACCCCAGCGTGCTCAACAGCCTGCCAGACGACAAGACTAAGCAGTTCGTGAAGACCGTCATGAACACGATGGCGCGAGTCAATATCGAACAGGCTAGGGCGGAGATCAAGCTGGCGCTTGCCGCGCGAGACGCAGCACTTCGTTCATTGGGGTCGGAGGCATCTCTGGCGCAGAGTGGAACGTTGCTTGAACAGCAGAATAGAATCCAGAAATACTACGACGACGCCGTCCAAAAAATCATCGCTGTTACGAACGAACGGCTGAAGGCAGGGTATGTGCCGCAAATTCGCCGTGGTGAGTATGTCGTCGTAGCAAAGTCGCATGACTTCATCGCTGCAGAAAATGACGCCGACCACAATGCCATCGCCGAGATGCGCCGCGATCCGCAGCATTTCCAGTACATTGGAGCGACCAGTAAGGCAGAAGCCGTCCGCATCCAAGAGCAGTTGCTCAAGGCAGGTTATGCTGCGGTGTCCTATCACATGCGCCAGGCAGAGGCAACGGAATACCAGCTCAATCGACAACAAGTAGCAACGCTGCTTGCCGCAGTAGATGCCGGTGGAGACATGGCGGTCGGAGAGCTTGCTAGGGAATCGGTATCGCAAGTAGCAGAGCGTGTGCTGCTTGAACTCATCAACGCCAAAGACATCCGCACAGCCTCTATGCTAGAGCGCGAAAACATTGCCGGTATCCGCCCCGACGAGATCATGCCGAACGTGCTCGACTTGCTGCGCTCGTTTGGGTCGTACTACGCCTCGCTTGCGACTACGAATGATCGCATCTCTGCCATTGCCAACATGCGCCGTGAGCTGCGGATGCTGCCACCTGATGACAACGTGCGCTATACCACGGCGTTCAACACCTTGCTCGCACGGCTAGACGACACTACGGCAGAGAAGGATACGATCATCGGGCGGCTGGCTGATCGCATTGTAGGTTTTGCAGCAACGTCGATCCTCCTTACTAATATCTCTTACTATTTGCTGCAACTCACGCAGCCGTGGCTTGTGTCAATGCCCGTACTTGCAGGTCGGCATGGGTGGGGCAGTACGGTGGATGAGCTGACCAAAGCCTACACCAAGCTCAGCGACACTGGCATTTACAAAGACCTGTTCCTATCGCTCAGCCAGGCGCAGACGGTCGTCAACTTCGATATGTTTGACCCCCGACATCGAGACTTATTGGAAACGCTGCAAAGCCGACAGTTGCTGGACGTCGGGATGGCTTCCGACTTCGACGCGCTCATGGGTGGGCGGTTGGCGGTCATCCAATACCACTTGCGAAACAAAGGTCGTGGGGTAGAACTCGTCAACCGTGCAGCCACGGCGCTTGCCGCCTATGATCTGGAAATGCAACGCCTCAAAGCGCTTGGGCGGCCAGAATCTGATCTTTCCCTAGAGCGGATGCACAAGGAGGCCGTGGATTACGCAGCCTTCATCATCGACAAGACGCACGGGGACTACAGCTACGCCAACGCGCCAGAAATTTTCCGCAATCCGCTGGGGCGCGTTGCGCTTCAGTTCAAGAAAATCGCGTTCATCATGGCGGACATGCTGGCGTACCACCTGCAGTCCGGGTTCAAACAGCCTGGGATCAGCGACCGCACCAAGGAAGTGCTGGCCAAGGCCAAGGCGCTGTTCCCAAGCGAAATCGTCGATAAGGTGCTAGCAGACGAACGCCTGTCCGACAATGAACTGCGGCAAATGCAGGCGGCGCTGATCCAGGTAGCGAAAGCATACGATGCCCAAGCATTCCCATACAGTTCGACCGATCCGAGTTTCACGCACAAGGACGCGGAGTATCTTTCTCGCATTCCGCTTGCTGAGTTTGGCAGCCATGCGTACATTACTACGGAGCTACAGACCGCTGCACGGAAGTCCCTGCTGAATGTGCTTACCTTGTCGGCACTAGTCGGTGGGTCGAAAGCCGTCCCATTTCTGACTACTATCCTTGCGCTTGCTGCTAGAGGAATAGAGTCCGACGACGCGCCGCCAGAGGAATCTGATGAAGCGCGTATCATGCGGGTGTTCGGGCCAGAGGTCGGGCAGTTCATTCTCTACGGGTTAGCTGGAAAAGTCTTGGGCGTTGACATTTCCCGACGCATTGGCGTGAACTTCGTCGATCAGATTCTTGGGTCGTACTATCGTCCGTCTGCGGCGATGGCTCCGAAGGATCAGGTCAAGGATGCGCTGGCTAATCTCACGGGGCCGTTTGGGTCGATTCTTATCAACGAGGTGTCGGGGCTGTCGTACCTTTCCAAGTGGGCGGTAACGGGGGATCAGCATGACCTGATCAAAGCCGTCGTCAATATGATCCCTCTATCCGGTCTTCGCAGCGCGCTTACGGCCTACCTGTGGAGCAAGGAGGGGATCGCCACCGACAGCAACGTTACGCTTATCTCGCCCGACGAGATCAAGACGCAAGCAGCCCTGTCAAAGTTCATTGGATTCCAGCCCATCGAGGTCGCGGAGCTGTATCGCCGTCGGGAAGAACAGGCTAACTACCTGAAGGAAGTTACGACGGTGCGGACACAGCTTGTACAAGCTTACATCGACGCTTACAAGGCAGGCGACACTCGACGCATGCGGCTGGTCGAGCAGAAGTGGGTCGAGATGCAAAAACTCGCGCTGAAGTACGGTATGCGCCCGACGCCGATTACCAGGCTACGGTCTGCGGTGAAGGCAAACCTCAAGCGGGAACTGCAAATGGACGACGGCCTCCTAAACACTCCGGGTATGCCGTCGCCCGACTTGATCATCTAAGAAAAGGGATAATGGCCGGAGTCAGCAGGTACAGAGATAGGAAGAACGCGGCAAACCAAACGACACGCCAAAGCGTATCAACCACTTGCACCAGCGCGGCTACGGCCACGATTAGCAACAGTAATCCTGCGAGTACCCCCATTTTCCTTCTCCTTTGCTAAGTTAGCAACAATCTGATTGACGATCTTCTGCGTCTCTAGCACTTCCTGAGGCAGAGGATCGTACGCCTTCAACTTCTCCGCTATGGCTTTATGCCACACTATATTGAGGCTGTACTGTTTCGCAAGTGTCCTATCTAGTGGGTAGCTCATATACAGCTTGGTGTAGTGCCAAACAATGATGCGGATATTCGTCGTATCACGTCCTTCGTAATCCGTCCCTAACCCTAAGTCGCGTGAGATAGGATACGCATGCACGTCCGGGACGTTGAGTATCTCGCAGACTTCCTCGATCGTCTTGTCAGTATCCAGCAGGCTGAAATCGAACTCAATCGCAAACAGCGTAGGCCAGAACTCGACGCGCACCAGAGGGTCGGGGTTAGCCAGTAACGTGAGGTATTGCGCCGGATGGTCCGGCCACGGATCGAGTCGCGTGGCGTGCTCAGGGAAATCCTCAATGGCAACGATCACCCCTTGCCTGTCCATGTAGCCACGCACGATATTATCTACGGTCATCCACGTTCGGCGGCTTTCATCCGACATAGGCACGGTCATGAGAAATCGCGTTGGTCGGGATGACAACGGCGCAATGATCGAACGGGTCATTGAATCTAGCCAGCTCATAATCAACTCCAAGTCTCGTCAGGAATGTCTGATGCATCGGCCACTTCAGGGTCGAGGTTGCAGCGGCGCAACTGCTCGATGTACTCGTCGAAGTACGGCTTGACGTATGGATGCGCCACATTCACGACGACGGCTTTCACCACGACAGGTGCTAGCCGTACGCCCTGGGTCATATTCGTCTGGACTGACTCGGCTACAAGCAGCCGCTGTTTGCGCATCTCCGACATGAGGATGGTGAAGTTCTGCTTACGCCGATCACACCAACGCCGCAACGCAGTAATGCTGATAGCGAGCTGCATCTTGGATTCGTCGAATCGCACGCATACCTCATCACGTGGAACATGATCGGCAAAGCCGAAGGCGGAATCCTTACCACGATAGACAACAAGCGTCTTGCCAACGGATTCGGCGAGGAATGCAAACAAGACTTCGGGCGCAGAACTAATGGTTTGCTTGATCGTTTCGCGTTGGTCGTCAATGAGCTGCTTGAGGAACTTGAACATTGGTATCTCCACATCTGGTGCAAATTCTTTGAATGGGATGAGTCCTAACTTGTATGCTATCTTACCTCCGACGAGGGTGCAAGCAATCGAGGCCGTCCATATCCGCTCTTCCTGCGAGAGGTCTAAATGCGTCTCAAGCTTGACCATGCACTGTTGCACTTCACTAGCAACTTCCTCTTGGTGGCGAGCAAGGTAGT